GTGATAGTCCTGCCGCGCTTCGTGCGCTTTCAGCTGCGGGATGATCGCGTTGTCGATCAACGCCGTATGCTCATTGACGATGCCGCGCGCTTCTTCGCCGACCGCGCGCCGGAGTTCGCGCCGTGTCGCTTTCTCGACGGCTTCACTCATAGTGACCTTCACTTCGCCCGCGCAATCGCGCCGCGCGCATGACGCAGCGTCGCGACGTCCGCATTCGAGAGACGTTCTACGTCATTGAACGACGCGCGACGCCAGTAGCCGTTTCCCTTCTCGTCAACAAGCACTAAACTCGCGCCGCACGCGCCGCATATCGCTATCGCGTCTACGCGCGCCGCAGGCGGCGTCATCTTCGTGCAAGAAGGGCAAAAGAGCGGTTCGCTGTCAACCATCGGCGCAGTCTACACCCGTTAGCCTTGATACGACGCCGCTTCCGGCGCCCAGCCCGCCGACGCGCCCACTAAGCTCTTCTTCACCTTCTGCGCGAACGTCAGACAGTTCTCGACGAGAACACCGTTCGCGTAGTAGACGTGATCATGCTCGACAGTGAGGTTATACGTCACGACCGCCCGGACCGCGACGGTTTGAACATTTGTAACCACAGTAGCGCGAGGTCCGATACTTGTTCGCCAAAAACGGCTGACCGCAACGCGCACACGTGCGCGGATCGATGCATTGCTTTCGATAACATCCACGTTGCGCGCACGACCGCGAACAAAACCGCGCGCGAGTCGGAAAAACGCTCTCGAAATCGTCGTGGCACACTTCACACACGACACGAAACGGTTGTCTCCCGACCCATGTCGCTTTCGCATGTCGTTGGTGCCACGCACGGCCTTCTGCGCTCCGATGCCACTCGGGTGCTTTCGTGATAGCCACCGCCAACGCGGCGAGACTTCTGGCCCGGAATTCGGGATCGGCCATCCGATGACGCATGTGCTCCCGCTGATGCTCGCCAGAGAATCGAAGCTGAAGATTCGGCTCGTCGTTATGCGTCCAATTGTGGTCGCGATGATGGATCTCGCCGCCAATTGGAATAGGCCCGTGCGCGTCAGACCAGACGCGCCGATGTAAAAGTCGCTCCGGCACGGCCGTATTATCGGATTGATAGTAGCGGCCACTGCTTTGAAGCCGGAAGGTTTCGCCGCGATACACGACTTTTGCCACAGCCACCATGCCGCACGCTCCCACCTGCTGTCGCTTTCAACAGCAAAGGTCAATGGTAACGCATCGGCACGCATGAATCCGGCTGATTTCGTGAAAATTCTATGGGCTCCCTTGCCGGTCAACGCTCGTCTGTTCGAGAAGGACACCGTCGTCAGTGAATTGGTCAGGCTGACGTGCACACGCAACACACGACGCGGTCCCATAGGCGTAGACACCTCGTCGCCAATGCGCAATGTCTCAATCGCGCGCGGACCATTCGGCGTGCGGACTGCCGTGCCTTCGACCCAGCACAACGCGTCTCCTTCGTCCGGTGACGGCACGTCACGTGCCTTCATTTCCTTCTTCGACTCGAGCCAAATCCGCTGTTGCAAGTCGTCGCGCAAACCTGGCCCTGTCAAATCCGCCTCAAGCCGCGGCGACTTGTCGATCGCGCCGACCAGCAGCCAATCCTTCATCTCGCGCCACATGAAATCGCGCATATAGCGACACTTCCGATCCGGCGAGTCGGCGCCGAAGTTCACTTCGAGCACGTTCGCGTGCCCGAGCTCGCGGAGCCGCGTCCCGACCGCGCCCGCAATGCCGGCCGAATCGAGAAAGAGCATCGACACGCGCCGCCCGTCATACTCCTGCGTCAGCACATCCGCGAGCCGATTCGTCAGCACGCTGGGATCGCGCGTCAACTCGCCGGGAATCTTGATGGCCGGAATCGTGCGCGCGTCCCGACCGCGACGGAAACGAATCACGTTGTTGTCGGACCCGCCCCAGGCGAGGTCACAGCCGGCCACAAGCGGCTCATCCTCGAACACAATGACCTTCCGCTTCTGCGCGTCGAGCACGCGACCGGAGTCAATAAACTGCGCGTCTTCGGCCTTCGGCGGAATGCCGCGCACGCGCACGCGAAAGCGGTCAGAGTCTTCACCGTAATCTTCCTGCTGCTCCGCGATCAGCGCCTTGTTCGGAAAACGGCACGTGCGCGCATCAATGACCCACGTCTTCCACCGTTTCCCGAGGCCGCCGAAGACGATATCGTGAAACGCGCCGCGGCGCCGCGTGGGGTTGCCGAACAGGAATTGCATCGGCTCGCCGTCGGTGAGCCCGCCTTCTTGAACCTCGTGGATGATGTCGGGGACGTTGGAATCTTCGTCGTTGATGTAGAAACTCGTGGACGCGACGTTGTGCTGGCCGGCGAAGGCTTCGGAGTTGTCCGGGTCGCACGTCTGCGGCGAGCACTTCCATGACGCGCGATAGCCCTTCCGATACATGATGCTGGAGTTCATCTCGAACCAGTGCGCGGTGATGCACCGTTGCACCCAGGTCTGAATCGCCGCCCATGTCTTATCTTGGAGCTGGGTGTTCGTGTTCGCAGTAATAACGCCTTTGGCATCGCGCCGCGTCGACATGATGAACGCGACAATCATCCCGGTCAGCGCGCCCTTCCCGATGCCATGCCCGCTCGACACCGCGCCGCGAATCGGCAACACCGGGTCGACGCCGTTAAAGCCGCGATCGGTAATCTCGCCGCCGAGCCAGTCAAGGCACTCGCACTGCCAGATATCAGGCTCGTCATACGCGACGAGCGGCCCGTCTTCGCCCCATTGGAACCCGCCGCGCACGAAGCCGAGCGGGTCGGCATACATCTCCGCGCACCAGTCGATAAGTTCGACTTCGGCCTGGCGCGACGTGCCATGCGGCGCGAGCATCATCGAATCACCCGCCAGCCGAGCGCGACCGCCGCCAACGTTCCGACCCGCTGCGACGGCACATCGGCCACCGTCCCGCTGGTGTGAACAGTTGTCGGCGCGGTCGCACGGAAATCCGCATCGCTGACCGTCGTGCGAAAGTCGATGTGGCTCTGCCACGCCCGACTACCCTTCACTCGCCGCATCAATTTCGGGTAACGAGGCATGTTCAATTCATCCGCGCTTTCGTGTCTGCGTGTGCCGCAACGACCGCCTCTGGCCCCGTCTGCACCATCCCGGACTGAATGCCCGCCCGCGCCAGCCCGGCGACGAGCGCGTGCATCACCACCAGCACATCCGCCCCGGCAGCCTGCCGCATCTCGTTCAGCCAGGCGTCCAAGAGCGCGTCCAGACACCCGGAGAACGCCGCCGCATCCGCCTGCGCGGCGGTCGCGTCCAGAAGCAAGATGAGCTGGTTACGAAACGCGATAAGTGTCGGATCTTCCGGTGTGTGCGGCATGATGACTCCCTGCCGTGGCCCGCTAGCTTACTTCAAAACTCCATTACGTCGTTTGCTGCCTTCGCCTTGAAATCCTCTGGTTCCACATCGATCAGCTTCACCCAGGAAAACGACGGAAACGTCTGCAGTTGCACAGGTGCGAGCGGCACGGTGTCCGGCGGTAGATCCACGGTCGGTTGTTGTTCCGCGCACGTCAAACACCGCAGGAGCGCGCGTTTCATCCCAGTGATGCGAATCTGCACCACACGCGCGCCAGCCTCGACGCGATGTCCACAGCGCCCGCACGTAATCGGCACTTGAAACGTGTTCCAATTCGTCATGCGGTTGCTCGCAATTTCGCGAGAAAACTGTCGGCTTCCGTTTGCGTGATACTCCCATCGGCCACGGCCTGATCGAATTGCCGACGACGGTAGCAAAAACCAGCCGAAGGGCACGGCTGATCATGTGGGCAATTACGACCGTTCGAATTCGGCACTGAGGCAAGCGCCGACATCGGCGTGTCGGGTTCATCCTGCCAGCGCCCTTGGTTGAGCCAGGTGGCCGGATGAGGAATGAACTGCCCGTCGTCTTTTCGCCATTGAACAGTCTGACGTTGCCGTGTTAGCGCGCGCAGCATCGTATCGACAAGTGCCGCAGTCGGGGCGTGTTTCTGAAAGGCACGAAACGCGGCATCTTTGCCCACTTTTCTCGGATAGGCGGCCCAAAAGGCGGAAAAACCCGCACCTGCCTCGACGGAGTCGAGGTGAGGAGCGCGTTCTGTGCGCTCCGATATCTTTTCTTTTTTCGGAGTCTGAGTCTGATCCGGAGACGGAGACGGAGACGGAGACGGAGGAC